CAGATCTCACAGGACTACTCATCAATGGTTAACTTTGCAAGATGCAAATGCCTTGGTGCAAACGTATTAAGAGGCCCAGACCAGATACCTTGGGACGGAAAACTAAAATATGACTGGCAGTTATGGATAGACTCAGACATCGTATTCGATACAGAAAAGTTTTATCGTTTAGTATGGATGCAGAAGGACATTGCTGGAGGTTGGTATTGTACAGAAGATGGCAAGACAACATCTGTTGCACATTGGCTAGAAGAAGACGACTTTGCTAAGAATGGTGGAGTGATGAATCACGAAACTATCGAGTCAATCTCTCGTAGACGCAAACCATTCACAGTTGACTATACTGGTTTCGGTTGGTTACTCGTGAAGAACGGTGTATTTGAACATGCAGAGATGAAGTATCCTTGGTTTGCTCCTAAGATGCAAGTCTTTGAATCAGGTGATGTACAAGATATGTGTGGAGAGGACGTTTCATTCTGTCTTGATGCAAAAGAAGCGGGTATGGAGATCTGGATTGATCCTAAGATCCGTGTAGGACATGAGAAGACAAGGATAATCTAATGGATGTCAAGTACAAGGTAGTAGAATTAGGCACATCAGGGTGGTGTGTCAACGACCCTAAACAAGATGTAGGTCTTACAAAGGAAGAAGCCGACATTAGATTGCAGTTTTACCTTGAAGAAGGTATTTCTCCTGGCAGATTAAGAGCTCAAATAGATAAATAAAAAGAAAAAGGTTAAAGATGGCAGACTCAAATCCAAAATTAGCACCCCATAATGTCGAAAGTCAGGGATTCGCTAGTGGAAGTTTAGTTGGACAGTATGATGTGAGTGCTCAGGCAAGAAAAAAGGCTGCTGCAAACACAAATGATTCACAATCTCCACTTGCTGCTGGTTAACAAGAATCTAAAAAACTTTAGAAGGCCCTTAAAAGGGTCTTTTTTTGTGTCTAAATAGGATTATGAATAGTATAATAGCCATGAGAATGGAAGACTGGGATAAATCTTACGAAGATTTTTACATAAAATCCGAAAAAGATAAGAAAAAAGAAGATTTACTGCGTGAAGTCGTAGGAGATTACCTTAATGATAAGGCGGATCAACAACAACTTGATGAGTAATGGCAAAAATCGATCAACGTGACATATCAAGTCAACCTTTTAAAGACATAAGTTTGACTTTTACCAGACATCCTGTAACGGATGACATTGGAGTGTTCACGAATGAGAATGCCATTAAGAGATCTGTGACTAATTTGATAAGAACAAGGATTGGTGAACGATTTTTCGAGTCTATATTGGGTAGTGCTGTCGAAGATTCTCTCTTTGAACAAGCAGATCCTGATAATGCTCAGGTTTTGGAAGACGATATTAGGATTTTACTTGAAAACTTTGAACCTAGAATCGCCAAAGTCAGTATTAAAGTTGTTTATCCCTTAGATACTAACGAATTAACAGTGCAAATTGCATATGATATTGTCGGATTATCGATTCCGAGACAAAATATAGAATTTATTCTTCAATCAACTAGGATATAATGTCATTTAACCAATTTACGAACCTAGATTTCGCTAGTCTTAGGGCCCAAATCAAAGACTATCTTCGTGTAAACAGTGAATTTGCTGATTTTGACTTTGAAGGATCGAACTTTTCGACCTTAATTGATCTTTTAGCATACAACTCTTACATAACTGCTTACAATACCAACATGGCAGTTAACGAGTGCTTCCTCGACAGTGCGACATTGCGTGAAAACGTAGTATCACTAGCAAGAAATATTGGTTATGTACCTAGATCAGCTAGATCTGCACAAGCTGTGGTGAATTTTAGTGTAGACTTGTCAACAAATGACACAAAAATTGTAACTTTGAAAGCTGGACAAGTGGCATTGGGTGTTCAACAGGGAAGTAATTACATTTTTTCCATTCCAGACGACTTTGTGGCGACAACTGGTGTTAATAATATTGCAACTTTTGATAATTTAAGAATTTACGAAGGAATATATCTCCAAAAAACATTTCAAATTGATTATTCTCAACCAAATCAAAGATATGTGCTTCCAAATGCGAATATTGACGCTACTTCTATTCGTGTTACAGTCACTTCTACGACAAATGAGATTTATTCGCTCTATAATAACATTTTACAAGTCGATTCGACCTCTAAATTGTTCCTAATTCAAGAAATTGAAGATGAAAAATATGAAATCTTATTTGGAGATGGAATTATTGGTAAAAAACCGCCTGCTGGAGCAATTATTACTGTAACGTATATTGTTACTAACGGAAAATTAGGAAATGGAGCTAGAAATTTCTCATTTGTTGGTATTTTGAGAGATGATACTGATACAACTATCACTTCTGGCATGTCTGTATTGACAACAAGTCAAAAATCAGAAAATGGAGACAACATTGAAGACATAAGTACGATCAAATACTTGGCGCCTCGTATATACTCCTCACAATACCGTGCCGTAACCGCAAATGACTATACAGGTATAATTCCATTCGTGTATCCTAACGTTGATTCTGTGACTGCCTACGGTGGAGAAGAGTTAGATCCACCTGAGTATGGAAAAGTCTTTATTTCTATCAAACCGAAGGATGGTGCTTTCCTTTCACAGATTACAAAGGACGATATTTCAAGACAACTTAAACAATATTCAATTGCTGGTATTAAGCCAGAAATTATTGATCTCAAATATCTTTATGTTGAAGTAGATACTACCGTTTATTATAATACCAACGCAACATCAGAAGTATCTGAATTAATTACTTCTGTGACTAAGACACTAACTACATATTCACAATCATCAGACATCAACTCATTTGGTGGTAGATTTAAGTATAGTAAAGTTATTGGATTAATAGATGATTCTTCTAGAGGCATCACATCTAACATTACTAGAGTGAAAATGAGAAGAGATATACTCCCTGAGTTAAATACTTTTGCAACTTATGAACTTTGCTACGGAAATGGGTTTTATGACCAACCAAATGGATATGGCATACGTTCCACAGGATTTACAGTCAGTGGTATTGACGGAACTTTGTATTTGGGTGACATTCCTACTGCTGGGACGACTGTTGGAAAGATAGTATTCTTTAAACTTGTAAATAACCTCCCTTTAGTTGTTAAGAATGACGCTGGTACTGTGGACTACGTTCATGGAGAGATTAATTTGGATGTGGTAAATATAACAGGAGCTTCACTTGCAAGTGGAGTGATTGAAGTTGAAGCAATACCCGATTCAAATGATGTAATTGCTTTAAAAGATTTGTATTTACAATTAAACGTTCCTAATAGTACAGTAAATGCCTTACCAGACGTTATATCTTCTGGAGAGAATACTTCTGCTACTGCATACGTTAAAACCTCTAGTTATGCTAGCGAATCAATCTATACCCGATAAATGACGGATATTAAAAGAGTAAAAATCTCTCACTTAATAGAATCTCAAATTCCTGAGTTCTTAAATCAGGAATCACCCCTATTCAAGAGTTTTTTAGAACAGTATTACGAATCACAGGAACACCAATCGGGTATGACCGACTTGGCCAGTAATCTGGCGGAGTATCGGAAGATTGGTGCGTTCAATGATGAGACACTTATAGCTTCTACAACCTTAACTCTTTCATGTTTTGCTGGTGATACTACTTTATCAGTTATATCCACAGATGGATGGCCTGATACTTACGGTTTGTTGAAAATTGACAACGAAGTAATTACATATACTGGAAAATCGGAAACTCAGTTCCTTGGCTGCGCTAGAGGATTCAGTGGTATAGATCAAATATCAAAAGAAGACGATGCTGAGTTTGCAAACTTTGCCGAAACCAGTGGTGCGGTTCATCTTTCTGGTTCTACAGTAACTAACTTAAGTAATCTTTTCTTACAAGAATTTTTTACTAAATTTAAAACAGAATTTTTACCTGGCTTTGAAAATAGAAGTTTTACAACTGGTACATCAATTACTAATGTGCTTACCAGAGCAAAAGACTTCTATATGGCAAAGGGAACCGATGCTTCATATAAAATTCTCTTCAAACTTTTGTATGGTGAAGAAATTGAACTTATAAAACCAATTGATAGAACATTAATTCCTTCAGATAATGTATATTTCAAAACTAAGCACGTTCTAGTTGAAAACTTGTTTGGTGGACAACCATTAGAGACTATTGGTAACTTCTTATATCAAGATATCTCTGGAATTGGAACTGCGAGTGCTTCAATTTACAATGTAGAGTATAGACCAATCAATCAAGTTGATTTTTACGAAATATCACTTGACTCAACATCATTTGATGGATCTTTCCAAGTGCCTGGTAAAACAAAAGCACTTGAGATTACTCCAGCAGATGCAACTTCCCTTGTTGTTGACTCTACAGTCGGATTTGGACAAAGTGGCACACTTTTGATAAAACCAAGAGAAGGTGCTAACTTCCTAAACATCAGATATACCGATAAGACAGTAAACCAGTTTCTAAACGTCACTGGCATCACAACATCTCTAATTTTCGGTGCAGATGTTCTTGAGAACAAACTTGCTTATTCTTATGCTGGATTTGGACAAACATCTTTACTACAATTCAGACTTGTCAACGTTATTGATGAAGTAGACACTACTACATCATCAAATATGCAAATTGGGGATAGTCTTAAGTTACTTTCCTTTGGTAAAGATCTAGCAGATAACCCAAAGTTCAATAATTGGATATACAACGTACCTTCAAGTCATAATCTTGCCACAATCAGTCAAGTAAACGTCAATACCTTTAGAATTACGATATTTGACTTATGTGTTTTCTATGTTGATGAAATTTTAAAGTTAAGAAACGATCTTGGCGATGAAGTCAATATTACAGTCAAACAGATTGAGTATGATGCAACAAATACAGCGCAAGTTTACTCAAACACTATTGTTGTTCAAACTACTGGTGCTGTGCCCACCAATCCTTCTAAAATTACAAAAACAGTTACAAAGGCATCTCATAACTCAAATTACTTTGCTGGTGTTGATCAGTTTACAGTTGGTATTCAGAATAGTTACATTGACAAAGAAGAAAAGTTCTTTTATGTATCATCATCTGGTCTACCTAACTATCCTATCTTTGCAACTGATAATAAGGTATTCGTAAAGACTAGTTCTATTGAGGTTGTAGACGGATTTGGCACACCTTTACTTGGTGGTGGGTTTACTTATACCATACAGTCTTATGACCCCGCCTTTGACCCTGCCGCAGGGACTAGTTTGCTTCCACACAACTATGTGACTGGAGATAAGATTTATTGGGACAATACAGCTGATAGTGGTATCACAACTGGTATTTACTTTGTAACTAAGGTAAACCAAACTGACTTCTATCTTTCATTCAGTGGATCTGACGTATTTGCTCAAAAGTACATTGCAGTTAAAACAGGAACAATTGGACAATACATTTATAAATCTGGTTGGGAGAATAAGACACTTAAGAATCAAAAAATTCTTAGAAAGTATCCTGTTATTAAGGAAAAAGAATTATTTGATGATCCAAATAAAAGAGATGTTAATAATAGGCCTGTGGGACTTATGGCGAATGGTGTTGAACTATTCCCTCCTACTGTTTTCGATGAACAGATTTTCCACGGTGATCTTACAAGTATTACAGTTACAAACCCAGGCTCAGGTTATGATGTCATCACAGGGCCACCTTTACAAGTTTTAGATCAACAAGGATCAGGTGCAATTGGTTATGCAAACATATCTGGATCATTCAAAGAAGTTAAGTTAGTATCGCCAGGTATTGGATATCAAGATAAACCAAAAATTACTGTAAAAGGTGGTAATGGAAGTGGTGCTGTTCTGGAATCTAATCTAGTCAAAGGCAAGATCGTTGCTAACTTTAAAGCTGATGGTTCATCTGTCAATACGACTGATGAGAGTATTTCATTTGAAAACAGACATAACTTTGAAGTTGGTGAAGCAGTTGTTTATGATTCAAGAGGAAACACTCCAATTGTTAACGTGGTTAGTGGATCGGTTTACTATGTTGCACCAGTAAATGAGACAAAGATAAAATTACACAATAAGCCAGAAGAAGCTAAGGTTGGTATCAATACTGTTAATATTGGAAACGTTAGTTTTGGTTTTCATAAACTTACTACAGTAAAGGCAAAGAATACAATAACCAAGATCTATGTAAAGGAAAGTGGTTCTGGGTATTCAAATAGAAAAGTTATTGTCCCTGCAAGACCTGTTAACGGAGACGTTCAATCTGGTATTAGTACATCTGACGATTATATACTGGCATATAACCATCACTTCAACAACGGAGAGATAGTTGAATATTCTACAACAGGAACAATTGCGTCTGGTCTTTCAACAACCACACAGTATGCCGTTAAGGTCATTGATCCTAACAGATTTAGACTTTGTGATGTTGGGATTTCCTCACAAAGAAACTTTACGAATTATGACAAAAATAAACCCGCTGTAATTCGTGGATTGGGTAGTGGTAATCATACTGTAAAGTATCCACCTATAGTAGTAAACATAGAGAGTTTATCTGGTATTGCCGTTACCACGGTCATCAAACCAGAGATTACACCTATAGTTCTTGGATCAGTTGAAAACGTTTACTTACAAGAAGGTGGTATTGGTTATGGTTGTACTAATATCATGGACTTCCAAAGAAGACCTGACGTTGGCATCTCTACAATTACTTTCAGAGCGTTATTGAAACCAATTATCATTGGTGGTTCTATAGTAGATGTTCAGATACTTGCCAATGGTAAAGGATATCGTGAAGATTCCGATATTGAAATTACTAGTCCTACAGGAAGTTTTGCGGATGTAAGACCTATAGTTGTTGATTCTAGAATAATTGGTGTACAGATTCTCGATGGTGGTATTGGATATGGAAAGAGTGATACTACTTTACTTCTACAGAACAGAGGTAAGGATGCTAAGTTTATAGGTAATGTTCGAGAGTGGAAGATTAACCAAGTTCAAAAGAACGAAAATATTATTAATGTAGAAGATTCAGTACTTACAAAACCAAGTACAAACCCAGCTTTCCAATTACAAACTATTGGAATGTATCCTCCTCAAAAATTGAGATATCAATTAGGAGACAATATTGATTCAGCAAACTTAGAAACACCTAATGCTTTCCACTCACCAATATTGGGATATGCATATGACGGCAATCCAATCTACGGGCCATATGGTTATCAGAACTCAGTAGGTGGTGCTATTATTAGACTTAGATCTGGGTATATCCTTGATACATCCGCTAGAGCAGGCCTCAGACCTCCTGGCTTCGCTTTTGGATACTTTGTCAATGATTATCTTTTTGACAACTCTGGCGACCTAGACACATACGGTGGTAGGTATTGTGTAACGCCACAGTTCCCAGATGGAACTTATGCATACTTCTACTCTGTAGAGGTTGATTCTAGTGGTGTTGCTAAACCTAAGTTCCCATATATGGTTGGTAGTCAATTTAAAGACACTCCTATAGAAGAAAACTTTGTTACCTTCTTCAACCAAGATATTGATATTTCAAGTAGGAATGTAACAAGAAACATTGCTCCATACTACCTATCATACGGTAACTCTGATTACGAACTAATTGATGATGTAAAAGATGCATTAAAACAAGAGTTTGAGGTCACTAAAACAAAGAGTGCTGGAATTACTTCCGTAACTGTATTTTCAAGAGGAGATGGTTATAAAATAGATGACCCTCTTACATTAGATAATAAAGGAACAAATGGAACTGGTGCTAATATTGTTGTAAGTGAATTATTAGGAAAAGAAATAAACTCTGTTGACATCGGCATCAATACATTCAAAGATGCTTCATTAAGACTTGAAAAAAGAAATATTATTGGTATTACTTCTATACCACATGGTATTGCTGATGGCGAAACAGTCATATTGAGTGGTATTGACACATCTCAGTTTACAGAGTTCAATGGTTCTCAGAAAGTTCAAGTTATTAATAGATCAGTAGGTCTTGCTACCTTCGTAGACAACGTAACAAACACTGGAGTAAGCACACATCTCTTTGTAACTGATACAAGAGGTTTTAGTCCAAGTGATGTCATCGGAGTTGGAACAGAATCTATGATTGTCACTGGCATTGATACATCCTTCTCTAGATTGCTTGTAAACAGAGAAAACTTTGTTGGTGCTGCAATGACACACCAAGCTGGCACTAACAACGTAGTATTAAAACCAAATCAGTTTATATTCCCTGTTGGAACCTCAACAGTCACTCAATTTACATTTGAAAATTATAAAACTTACTTCAATCCACAAGAAACAGTTGGTGTTGGATCTACAGGAACACATTATGCAGTTACAGTAACTGGTTTTGGAACACAAGCAATTCAGACTGTAGAAAATCGTTTTGTACCTCAACAAAGAATATATCTTAAGGATCATAAGTTCTTTACTGGTCAGAAACTAGTTTATAACATGGGTATCGGTGGAACTTCACTTGTTTGGGCAAAAGTTTCTGCTGGTGCAACTTCTGGAGTAGGAACAGAGGTTCTTCCTGATGGGGATGTGTATGCCGTCAACTTTGCCAAGGATTATATTGGATTGGCTACTGTGGCATTCTCTACTGCTGCTGATGCGATATGGTTTTACAATGTAGCATCTAATTCTGGGTTTGCCCACTCTCTTACAACTGCATATCCTAAAGTATCAACTAAAGTAGAAAGATTCTTTGGGGAAGTTGGACTTGGTTCTGCTCATGGACTAGTAGCAGGCGATCTTATCAAACTTGAAGCTTTACCTAAGTCTACTGAATCAACAGTTATTAGATATGACCCTGTTATTGCTAAAACTACAACAAAACGAGTTGGATTCACATATACAAGTTTCTCTCCCGACTTAACTCAAATAAACATTGCTGATCAGGACTTACAAAGTTATGATAAAGTAGTTTACTATGATAATGGCAACACAATCAATGGATTGATCAACAATGAGACATATTTTGTTCTTAGAGAAGATCCTGAGTCGATAAAACTCTGTAAATACAAATCTGATGTATTTGATTCCAATCCAGTTTCAATATCAACAGTAACCACTGCAAGTGCTAACAATTTAAGTTTCATTGCTAAGATTAACCCACCTCTATCTTTCACATCAGGTAATACAATCGTATTTGATGTATCAGATCAAAGTCTTCTTGATATGAGGTTGGATTTCTTTGGAGATATCACTTTCAACAATAGACTAGACGTTCAAGGCACAAATCTTGGTGGATTCAATATTACTAGGAGTGGTATTTCTGGAAACGCTAATTCTACAGTAACAATCAACACTGAAACTGAGTGGCCAAGAAAAACATTCTATGATCTAACTCCTGTTGTTCCATCAGACACTAGAAAGACATATGGTTCATCGGATACTGATGTAACGGGAAGAAACAACATAACATTCAGTGATATCGTTCTCAGAAACGAACATAGCGTTTTAATTAAGGATGATACTACATTTACATTCAACTTAAAAGAAAAACCACTAGAATCTCAAAGATTTGTTTCTAGAGTTGGTGTAAGTACAATAACATACAGTACAACATCTCTTAATGCTAGAGGGCCTGTATTTAAAACTAAAATCAACTTCCCAGGCAAAGGATATACGATTTTACCTAAAGTTATTGGTTTTGCAAGTACACAAGGCCAAGATGCTATTGTAAAAGTATCATCTCCCGAAATTGGGCAAATTGACATTATTGAAAGAATCAAAGATGGATTTGACTACCCAACTGACCCAACTTTGCTACCATACTTAGCAGTTCCCGCTATAGTTGATATAAGTGGTATTTCAAGGATTGATCAAATTAAAGTTATTGATGGTGGAAAGAGATATAACCAACCACCTTCACTTGCAGTTCGTGGTAACAGTAATGTACAGATTCTAGCACATTTATCTGGTGGATCTGTAGATAGAGTTGAAATTATCAAAAATGCGTTTGAGTTCAAAGAACCACTAAACATCATTACAACTAATAACTCTAATGGTTATGATATTGATGCTATAAGTCATAGTGGTACTACAGTTACTGCTGAGTTACTATTAGATCAACAATTCAATCAACCAATACAAACTGGATATGCTTCTACTGATATTAAACTACCATTTGCAGTTGGTGACAAAGTATTAGTTGAAGGATGTAGAATTAAACCAGCATCATTAGCAGTAGGTGAAGGCAACTTCAACTCATCTGATTATGACAACTCATTCTTTACAGTTACAGGTGTAAGCACAACAAACTCAACTGTTCAGTTCAGTATGTCAGATGCGCCTGGAATATCCACTGTTACTTTGGGATCTTATGACGATGACTTTACATTAGGATCTATTGTTAATTTCAACGACATGGCGAAGTTTAATATGACTCTTATTAACGATGCCAAGTACTTATCTGGTGAGAAAGTAACATCTGCTAGATTTGAAGGAATTGTAGCTGAAAATGGTTGGAATGTCAATATTAACCAACTTAGATTAAGAGATACTATTGGAACTCTTTTACCAGGCGACACATTGTTTGGTGAAGTCTCTGAATTGAAAGGAGAAGTTAGAGATGTCAATAGATTCAGTGTAAACACTACTCTTGGAGTCACAAGAGATAAAGTGTCTAAGAATGACATGGAAGTTGGTATTCTTAACGACTTCAATCAAAGATTATCAGATAACTTCTACTTCCAGAAGTTTTCATACTCAATTAAGAGTAATCTTCCATATACTACATGGAAAGAATCTGTAAAATCAATTGTTCACCCATCTGGATTCTTAGAGTTCTCAGATCTTGTTATTGAGAGTGATTCCAAAAAAGACGCCAATACTTTAAATCTAGTAAGCGTTGGAATCGCAAAATCAAATAATATGAAGGTTAAACCTGTTGACACTACAGTTAACCTTATATTGAATATTGATAATGAAATATTCATGGGTAAGAGAGATAACTTTGCGGTAGTAACCGAAGATGATGCTTTACCTGACGGATCTGTACAAAGAATATTCTTCCCAGAAGGCAGACCAATTAAGAGTTTCATCATGAACAAAACCAACAAGGTTATATCAATAGATGATATTTCTTCTGGATTCACTGGAGAACATGATAGAACTGGTACATTAGTTGGAAGTAAACAGTTCCAATTAAGAACGAATGGAAGACCAGCGTTTAAGAAGTCATACGATGCATCTGATTCTGCCATCGTTAATACTACTTTGAATGTAATATCAATTCAGAGTCATGACTTCCAAACTGGACAAGTAGTAAATCTTGATACTCAAGGTGGATCTAAGATTGGAATAGGAACTACATCATACACAACAGGAACTAAAGACATCATTATGTCAGTGGTTACATCTGGTGTTGGTGGAAGTGCGATGTTTGAAAATGGATATAATGTTCAAATTCCAGGCCCAGTAACAGGAACTGCTGTTACACAGAATCCTCCAGGCGCAGTGTTCACAGTGTTTGGATTTGGTAGTGTTGATGGTGGTTTGCCTGGAATTACTACTGGAAATGGTACTGGAGCAAGATTCCAAGTTAAGTTTGACTTTAATCCGACCACTGGACAATGTATATCTACCGCTGTTGTTCTAATTAGTGGTGGTAAAGATTATATTGTTACTGATAATGTAAGTATTGCTGGTACATATCTTGGTGGTGCAACTCCAGCCAACAACTTGACATTCCCTGTTACAAAAACAACAGGATCTAGAATTGGTATACAAACAACATATAGTAACGTTCCATCCACAAACAATGGTTCTGGATCTGGTGCAAGATTCAATGTCACTAGAGATTCTAACTTAGATGTCTCTCTTGTTGGTGTAGTAACTGGTGGAACTGGATATGCTTCAACCAACGTTGTTTCTATTTCGGGAACACATATTGGTGGTACAACTCCAACCAATGATATTGAATTGACTCCTGTAGAATGTGGAACAGATGTTATGCCTAATGAATTATTTGTTCAGAAGGTTGATGATGTAAACTTCCGAGTTGCTGGTCTATCTACATCATTACCATTTGTCTTTACTGGATTGGGAACTGGTACTCACCTACTCAAAGTTCAAGATCCAAATAAACAGGCCTTGATCATGATTGATAATATTATTCAGACACCAGTGACAAATAAACTTCTAAATGTTGAAGTAACGGAAGCTATTGGTGAAACTGGTGAAAACATCGTAGTTGGTGCTGGTATTGGATCACTATCGAAAGGTGATGTTCTGAAAGTTGATGATGAGTTCCTCAAAGTACAACAAATAGGAGAAGCAACATTTGCACAAGCAAAACAAGCGATTGCAAATAAAGTTGTTGACAACAATTTCTACTATGATACTAAGAGAGTTAACTCAAATGTGTTGAATGTAGATACAACATCTGCTACTATGGATGACAACCCTCCATATTAACTATAAATAAAAAGAAAACAAGTTTTTTAAGTAATGTCTAAACAAGGGATTAGTACTGGTTCTGCTCCGAATGACGGCACAGGTGATACCCTGTTGGCTGGAACCATCAAGATTAATAATAATTTTAACGAGATATATGATACTTTCGGAGACGGTACTAATCTTGTAAGTTTTGTTTCCTTCGCTTCTACAGCGGGTTATTCAACAAATGCTGGTATTGCATCGACATCTGTTCTTGCTGGTATGGCATCTAGTGTTACTGGTAATATTGATATCAATACATCTGGTGTTGTTACTTCAAGTTATGCAGACATTGGTAAGATAACAATTCAACAGCCAGGTGCAATTACAGATGGCCCTATTGAAGTTGGAACTGCATCAACAATGTTTCGTATCAAAGCGGACGGTATGGTCGGTATTGGGACATCACTTCCTACCTCTCAATTAGAAGTTGCATCATTCTCAAATGAAAACCCAACTATTTGGGCAGTTGCAAAAGGAAATGGATATGGATTGCGAGTATCTGATGGTGCAATAACAGATAATAAGTCATTTGTAGTTACCAACGAAGCATATACTGGTATTGGATCTACTTCCCCAACATGTAGATTGGATGTACAGGGTGACGTTCTGGTCAGTGGTGCTAGTACCCTGATGGATCAGGTTAACTTTAACTCCGATATTACAGAAAAAGTTGTAGGAAACTACAGTGATGTTATGAGTGTAAGTGCAGGCGGTACATTTACTATTGATGTTTCACAAGGATCTGTAGTATGTGGTGTTGCAACGACATCTATCAGTTCATGGGCATTTACAAATGTAAGTGGACAGAACAGTAAAGCAACCACAGCAACACTTATCATCAATGCTGGGGTTGGGTATACTTACGGTGATCCAGTCACAGTTAACGGAGCATCTATTGCCGCAGGGGTTAAATGGGTTGGAGGTAATCCACCACCTTCCACTGCAAATGATGATATATTAACGTTTAGTATAATACGAGATAGTACTGGTGTTACCAGAGTTTATTGTTCAAGTTCTATTAACATTAGTTGAGGAAACAGAGTAAATGCCAAGAACTACGCCTGGACAAGGAGTTCTACTAAGACCAACTTTTAACTCTGTTTATGGAGTAACCAATATAGAGGTTTTAGCGGGAGGAGCAGGCTACGCACAAACAGATCCACCCAAGATTACAATAGAGGGCACTGCGACCCCTAGTGTAGAGGGAGTCTTTTACCCTAAAATATCTGGGATTGGGACAGTATCCGAAATTATTGTATTTAAAACTGGTGCTGGATATTTTCCAGTATTCAACCAATCAGAACAATCTGGTGTTGTTGTAGAAAGGGGTGCATTTGGAACTATAGCAACTAGTCATAGTTCTGCTGGTATTGCATACTCTGTATTTTCTGGTGATTACAATATTGTTGACGATAATATAATTTTTACTGATGCACCTTATGGTAAAGCTGGCCCTGCTGGATTACAGACTAACTCTTCATTTTCTGGGAGATTATTCTCTAGAAAATTAGATCCTTATGATGAAAAAGATAAAAACGTAATTTTAGATGACATATCATTAGAATTTACAGGTATTGCAGGTACACAATTTAGTTTATCAGAAAACACTGGTGTTGTAACATCACTTTATAACAGTGTAAACACAGGTGTAGACATAAACAATAATCCGTTCATTTTAATCAACAATATTGTTCAGACGCCAGGATTAGATTTTGAGGTTGTAGATAATACATCAAATAAACTTAACTTCTTAAGTGGAGTTCCAAGATCAGGTAGACTCTCTAAGGTTGGACTACAAACTGGTTCTGGTTACTACTTACCAACAAAAGCAGCAGTTAGAGTTGGTGTTGGTTCTACTGGTAGTCTTGAACACATTCAGATAGAAGGTAAGGGACAAGGTTATAGAACAATACCAGAAATTACAGTCAGGGCATCTCAAGGTTATGGTGCAAGTATTACTGCATTTTTAGGCGAATCATCAACAACGAGTGTTGCAATTTCTACTGCAACTTATAATCATATTTCTGGTGTTGCTACATTTACAACTGGCAGTGCTCATGGATTTGAAATTGATGACAGAGTAAGAGTCACAGGTGCTGGATTTACATTCGCTCCAGTATCTGCTGCAAGAAATATAGGTTCATTTGGTTACGATTATATTACTGGTATTGCAACCGTTCAAGTTTTTGGTGGCCATTACATTGGTACAGGTAAAAATCAAAGTAGAAACTTACTTATAAAAGAAGTTCAAGTTACAGAAGGCATATCCACTTTCTTATTCAGAGAAGATGGATACCCGATTGTAAGTATTGGTAGTACTCAAATAGTAACAGTCATGGCTGGTGTAGGTACACAACCATTGACATATGTTAGTGGAGGTCTAGTACAAGCTGGTATTGATACTGGAATCATGGATGGCAGAAACGTCACAGGTTTCGACTTAATAGGAGCAACTGCAAATACCTTCAAAGCGTTTATTGGAATAACAACTTATGCACATAATTACGTTGGTGGTGGTGTTGTAAACCGAGCAGAAGCTGGTATTATCACAAACTTCAGTATTGTAGAAGGCGGAACTGGTTTCTATGCTCCAAAACATATTGAACATATCAATCAAAACCCTCCAACTGGTATCACAACAATTACTGCTGTTGGTGATAAAGATGGTGATTCTAAGAATATAGCTGCGTTAGATTATGATAGTGGATCTGGTATTGCAACTATCACTGCTGCAAGTGCTCATGGATTGACAACTTCAAATGTTGTTAAGTTATCTGGCATTGCATTTAGTACAGGTATTGGAGATATCATCTTCCCATCTGATACTCAAAAATACTTTGGTGTTACAGGTATTAGTAGTACACTGAACTTTACCATCAATATTGGTATTGCAATGACTACTACTGGTATTCATACTGCAAATGTTGGATCTGGTATTGGTTCATATATTCCATACAAAGGTCATGGACTAGAGACTGATGATTTTGTTCAGACAACAGGTATTGCGGTTACATTTACGAGTGCTCCTGCTGTTCAAGTTGGTCATGTTGAGTATGATGAGTCATCTGGTATTGCAACAGTCACTACAAGAAAAGATCATAACCTCACAGAAGATGATTGTGTTGTTCTTTCTGGTATTGCATTTACTTGCGACTATGACCCTGCCCTAGGCGTTTCTAGTGCATTATATGATAACACAACTGGAGTTCTAACTGTCACTACTGCCGCACCTCACGGCTACAAGGTAGGTAAAGATGTTATTCTAACTGGTCTTGCATTTACATGTGCCATAGACAATGGTGCAAAAGATCACTACTACCCAAGAAGTAGATCAACCGCATACGATACTTCTATTCCAATTGTAGGTTATTCTGGAACTGCACTTGAGATAGATGTTGGTATATCTCGTGTTAAGAATCAATATATCCATAGATTTGAAGAGGCAACAGCTGGTGCTTTGGTGTATGGTGGAGATTATCCTCACTTATTCCTTCGTGCAGAAGAAGGTGCATTACTAACTGGTGGCCCATTCCTACATGAGTTCCACAGTGCAACCGCAACATCAACATTTGCTGGTGGTGATTATGCACATACTTACGCTGGTTCTGATGATGCAACTATCAAAGTCGGTGGTGATTATGCACATCAATTTGTTGCTTCTGAAACTATAGCTGATTCAATCTCTATAGTTGGAGGAGGAACAACTACACCAACAAATGCAGATTACTTCCCTGCTACAGGATCATTAATACTGACAGTTGCAAATCATGGTCTATCAGGCCCTACACAACACTCAATAACAACTGCTAATTACAACCCTCTTGCTGGTATTATGACTGTGACTATTCCTAGTCATGGTTTCTCAAATGGTGATGAAGTTAAAATTGCAGATGAATCTATAGGTTGGAAGTGTTCATTAGACCAATTTACAGCAACCAAATATTATCCAAGATCCACAGATCCTATTAGTGATTCATGGCTACCCATATCAAACAAGACAGACGACACCTTTGAAGTATTTGCTGGTATTACCACTAGATTAGATTACACAGTCTCTGGTGCGGACTACACCCCTTCTGTGGGTGTGATGACAATGAGTATTGGAACTCATGATCTAACAACTGGACAAAGTATTAAGTTTAGAGATAGTTCATTAGGTTTTTCATGTACTGCTGACCAAAATACTGACACCAAATATTATCCAAGATCTAAAGATCCAGTTTACAATACTGCTGTTGCAATCACAGGTGTTGCTGGAACTACAATTACTGTCAACGTTGGTATATCAACAATAGTCAACTATAACATTAGATTTGCTGACTATACACCAGCATCAGGTATTATGACCGTTTCTGTTGACAGAAATCATGGTTTCCAATCTGGCGAATCAATCAAGTTCAAGCCTGGATCTGTTGTATTCAAGTGTGATCAAGACGGATTCCAAACTAATCATTTCTATCCAAGACCACAAGATCCTTACTATGATAAACCAGTTACTCTTGTTAGTGCTGCTGGTACTATCTTTACAGTCAATGTAGGGCCTACAACATCATCCAATATCTATCAATTCTTACCTAATCAGGGTGTTGCTGTTGATGGTGTGATATCTGGTGGTGACTATCCATATACACTAGTTGGTGTTGGAACTGATGCAGTGATTACTGGTGGTGGAGATTACACCCCATATGTGTATGTTTCATCAAATGCAAATAACGTTCAAAGACCATCACAAAAAATAGGCATTGCTACTGGTGGATTATCATTCAAGTGTGCTAAAGATAACTATGCAACTATTCATGCATATCCTCGTCCTACAGACCCTGCACATAACGTTAATTTAGGAATCATATCAGCAACAACAAATACCTTTGAAGTTAGAGTTGGTGTATCCACAATAGCAGAAAGATCTATCTCAACATCCACCTACAATGCTGGAACAGGTCAACTGACAATGACAGTGGGAGCTGGACACAGTTACACTGCCCCAAGTCTCCACACAATTTCGACGGCAACGTATAATGCTAGTACTGGTGTACTAGAACCAACCATTGCAAATCATGGTTTCGTTGCTGGTGAATATGTTAAATTTGATTTGGAATCAATTTCATTCAAATGTGATCTAGATGGATATACTGCAACTAAGGCATATCCAAGATATTCCGATCCATACCTTAACAAGTGGTTATCAATATACAACGTTGGTGTAAACACTTTCTCTGTATTTGTTGGTGTATCTACTATTGTAAATGCACATATATTCCAAAGTGCAACTACTGGTGGTTTGAAGAAGGCAACTGATACAGTTGGAATCAATACTGCATCTATTAGATTTACATGTGCTAGAGATAATTTCACAACAGAACACGCATATCCTCGTCCTGATGATCCTATTGGTGGTAATGTATCTGTTGGTATCGGATCAACCTCTGCAACTACACTGACTATCAATGTGGGTGTATCTACAATAGTCAACTATGGTATTACTACTGCAGCATACACTGCAAATACAGGTATCATGACTGTATTCTCGAACGTTCATGGATTCAACGGTTCGTACACTAAAAACGTAGAATTTGCAACTTACGATGCTGGATCTGGCATTATGACTGTGACATCTGCTGGACATGGGATGGTTACTGGTAATAGAGTTCAATTTGAAAGAGACTCTATAAGATTCAGATGTAAGATGGATGGCAGAAAAACAATTAAGAGTTATCCAAGAAGAAAAGATCCATCTGATCAAAAATGGTTGTCAGTCACAACTGTTGATCTTGATAAGTTTACTGTTAACGTAGGAACTTCGCCTCTCGTTAACCATACTCCTACAAGTGGATCATATGATCCGTTTTCTGGATTGATGACTATTGATATTGGGTCTCATACACTTAAGAAAGGAACTTCTGTCAAGTTAAAAACAAATGGATTTAAATTTACTTGTGCCTTAGATAATCATGCGACATTCCACTACTACCCAAGAAAGAGTGGATTGAATGGCCCAGACCCTGCTTACAATACTGCTGTTAAGATCACTTCTACAACAGATACTACAATTACTCTGGATGTAGGAACATCATCTAATCAAACTGCACACATACTTGTTTCTGCTGTCAATAATGCAGTTATCAGTGGTGGTAATTATATTCACACATTTGAGAACGCAAAACTTGGTGGAATGTTGATTGCTAGGGATACTCTTGGTCTTGCAACAGATTCATATACATGGAGATGTTCTCAGGACAACTATGCCACAGATCACACATATCCTAGAAGCACTGACCCAATACACAATGTAGAAGTTGGTGTTGTTACTTCTACTACAGATACATTCACAATTAACGTAGGTATTACATCTAGAGTTAAGTTCAATGTAACCAATGCAACTTATGATGCAAACAGTGGACTGGCAACGATAACTACTGACTCATCACATGGATTGTCAACTACAACATCAGTAGGACTGGTGACAGGTGGATTGATTTATTCATGTTCAATGGATCAATATGCAACAGAGCATCCATATCCTAGAACTACAGACCCTGCACATAACTCTGCATTATATCCAACTGCGGTCACATCAAATAATATTACTCTTAATGTTGGTGTTTCTACTAGAGTTGCATATAATATTAACCATGCAGACTACCATGAGTCTATAGGTGTCATGACAGCATTCTTGCCAGTTGTTCATGGTATTACTACTGCTGCTGGAGTTGGTAGAAATGTTAAATTGGAAACTGAGTCAATTCTATTCTCATGTTCTCAAGATAACTATACTACAAAACAATTCTATCCAAAGGGAGGAGACCCTTACTATAATGGTTCACTAATTACCAGAGTTCTCAGTAATACTCAGATTGAAACTCAGGTGGGCCCATCTACTACACCTAGTTTCTACAACTCTGGTGGTAAGATCCAAGGTGTTATTCTCGCACCTAGACTTATTAATAATTCTCTTAGTGGAACTGACTTTGCTGCTGGTGGTACATTTGTTGATAAGATTATTGATGGTAAAACATATGTCGTTAATGTTGGTATTTCTACTGTAGATCACAACTATGCTAGAGCTGGAATTTCACAGGCTGGTAAGAGAATTGCATCTTCCATAGAACAAGGATTCTCAGGATTTGATGTAGTAGAAAAAATAGATGCTGCAAACTTTAGAGTCAATGCTGGATTATCAACTCAAGTCGCCTTGTATAAGAGAGGTGGTGAAGTTACTAAACCAGTATATGTTGATATTGTAGAACCAGATGGATATTTCAATAGAAGTCTAGAATATGTTTCTGGCACTAGTGGAGTTGGAACAAATGCAAAGGCAGACTTCCGTATCAATGTTGATGGTAACATTGCTGAGTACGCTATCCTAGAAGAGGGAACAGGATTTAAAGTTGCTGACAAACTTACAATCAGTGGTATTGCAACAGACCCAAGAGTCGGTGTACTAACAGAATTCCAATTAACAGTTGAAGAATTACAGAACGATAGTTTCTCTGGATTCTATCCTGGCCAATTTATCCTGTTTGATGACATTGCACCATTCTTTAATGGTAGTCGTAAGAAGTTTACTCTATCAGTAACAACTTCTGGTAATACTGAAATACTAAGTCTCAAGACTCAGCCTGGTAGTGATATGGATATTACAAATAATATCTTCATCTACATCAATGATATCTTACAGACACCTGGCTCATCATACACTTACAAAGGTAGTAGAGTAATCTTTAGTGAGGCACCAAAACCAAATTCTAAGTGTGCTGTATTCTACTATAGAGGATCAAAGAGAGACGTTGAGACTGTGGATCCAATTTCAACCTTGAAACCTGGCGATACTGTTCAGATCAAAGAGAATAAGTTTGATGTTACCGACATAGATCAGTTTGAAAGAACAAGTAAGAGAATTGTTGCTTCTGATCTTCTTGAGACATTTACATACGATAGTATTGGAATCAATACAGCACAGGACGCAGATAGACCTCTAGCATGGGAGAAACAGAAGGGAGATCAAATTCTTTCTGGTGTATTGATATCTAAAGCAAGACCTAGTTTGAAGAGTAAGATTCTTCCTACAACTAGATTAATTAAGAATCTTGGTAAGACTGATGATGTAATTTATGTTAATAACGTATTCCCATTATTCACTAACATTGATAAGTTAATCCAGTCCGAAAGAAATATTCAGATATTTGATGATGCTGAGATTCTACCAGGCGTCGTAACTTCTATTGTTTCTACATCTTCTAGTATATCCTCACTAACTGTTAGTTTTGGTGGTACTGGATATCAGAACCTACCAAATCCAAATGTTGCAATATCAAGTGCTTTAATCAAACGTAAAGACCCAATCAAGAACTGGAGATTTGATGGAATTAGTGGTATTATTCAACTTGTTGAATTTAAGGCAATCACACAACAAGAACCAATAGTTGCCGTAGGTTCAAGTAGTTACTATATGAATACTAAGAGTGGTACTTTCTGGGAGAGGGGACAGATTGGATTTGGTAATACTGTTCAGTTCAATGGTGTAGGTGTTGGATACTCTTCTTCTAGTATCAGTAAGTATGTTATGGCTGTTGGTGATGGTGGTTCAATGGCAAGATCAGTCTCTATAGGTAACAGTCTTTCTAGTTGGGACGTTATTGATCTAAAAGAGAAGAGAACTATCCCTGCAATCAACCAAACAAATACCTTTGATAGTACATACATTGGAAGTTTCAAAGATGTAGTTTGGGAACCTTCTATTGATACATGGGTTGCAGTCGGTGCTGGTGGATCTATATTTACTGCGGTTGGTCTTACAACAGCTGAGGCATTCAGTCAGTTCTCTGGAAGTTTAGAAACTTTAAATTCAGTTGCATTTGGTCAGGGTGAATTTATTGCAGTTGGTGGTGGCGGTGCTGTCATCGCTTCTAATGATGGTTTGATATGGTCAGACAAAGTAAGTAATACTGTTCAAGATATAAATGATGTCATCTTTGATGGTAGTAAATTCATCTATGTTGGTAACAACGGAACAATTGGTATCTCTACTAATAAAAACTTCTGGCAACCTTGGAGTCAACAGTTGCCTGCTGGAACACTGCACCCTGCAACATTTGATTTCAAGAATATTAAATACTTCAATAACTTCTATATTGGTATTAGTACAGTCGGTAAGATGTATTATTCATTCGATTTGGCTAACTGGAATGAAAGATTGATAGATCAATCAAATGAAATTCGTGATCTTGCTAATACTACCTTCGGTGATTTTAATAGTACTAGAATCATCGCAGTTGGAAGTGCAACAACTCAGTTCTATGCAGACCCAGCCATCAACAGGGCAACTGCTAGTGCGTCTGTGACTTCTGGAGTAATCACATCAGTCACTGTGACCGATGGTGGATTTGGTTATGATGTTGGTAGTTCACCTCCAGTTATAGTTCAATCTGATAGAACTAAGAAGGAAGATGTATTCTCAGTTAATGCAAGAGGTGACTTTGGTGATATTGTAGGAATAAATACATCGATGCCTGGTTCTTCTACTAGATTACCTAAATTAGAATTTACTCTTAAATCTCAATTTAACGACAACACAAACTTAGGTTATGGTTATTCTTCACTAAATGCTCTTGGAGTCAACTTTAGTGGATTGCAAAAAGGAGATTTCTTTACTATTTTCGATAGTCCTCTACTTGTTGGACACGCACTTACTGGTATTACAACTTCTTCTGGATCAAACGTTGCTGTAGGAATGGTCACATCTGGTGATTATCTAGGTGGAACATTCCGAGTAGAGGAAGTTACTGGAGCTGGTGATGCAGTTTCTGGACTTACTACTGTAACATGTTCATTCTTACCTGGCCCTGTAACTTTTGGAAATAATCAAATCCAAGTGGGTCTTGCTGGAACTTCAAATGTTGATACCTTCTGGGGTAGATATAGTTGGGGTCAAGTCTACGGTTATCAGAATCGTGGATCAGGTAATCCAGATGAATTTTTCGTCAATACTATGAATGGAAACACTGGACTATCTACTGCTTCTGTAGTTTCCAGAAAGAAGCCATTAACTTAACCCCTAAATAAAACAAAAAGACTAGTTTTTTTAAAATGCCTGCTATTATATCCGAACAGTTTAGAATTCTAAATGCCGAAACCTTTGTGAAAAGTTTTGTCGGAGTCGGATCTACTGTCAACAAATATTATGCGTTCATGGGATTACCCAATTCTATTGAACCAAAGGCAGGCGGTACTGCCACATGGGCCACTAACACCCCTGCACCTTTAGATGGATTTGAAGAAGAGTACTCTATCAAAGAGTCCATCATTGCAATGAAAAAGGTTACGGACAAAGATGTTCGTAGACTTGTTAGAAAAGTATCATGGGTTGCTGGAACAACTTATGAGATGTACAGACATGACTATAATATTTACAATCTTACACCAATTACTTCACAGGGTAGTTTGTACGAGGCAAATTACTACATAGTGAATGAAGACTTGAAAGTTTACGTTTGTCTGCAAAATGGATCAGACCCTGAGAACCCAAAGGGAAGGCCTTCATATGACCAACCCACATTTGTTGACCTTGAGCCAAGGGCAGCTGGCACTAGTGGCGATGGTTACGTTTGGAAATATCTTTATACAATTAAACCATCAGAAATCGTTAAATTTGACTCTATTGAATACATACCTGTGCCCGAGAACTGGGGAAAGGAAGGCGAGACTATTGCAACAAAGGCTAATGCTATAGATGGAAAAATCGAAGTTGTGGTTGTTGATAATAGAGGTTCTAACTATCAACCAATCTCTACATCTTTTGCCAATGTTCCAATTTTGGGAGATGGATCAGGAGGAAAGGCAACAATTACAGTTGATTCTTTCGGAAAGGTTTCTGAAGTATTTGTCACCGATGGAGGGGAAGGATATACCCACGGATCAATACAGTTCTTCCCAGGCGCTCCTGGCAGTGAGTCTGGCGGTGTTCTTGCTAACCTTACCAACACTGGAATAGGAACAACATCATCTGCTGGATTTAGTGTTATAATTCCACCCAAGGGTGGCCATGGACATGATGTTTATAGAGAACTTGGTGCATATAGAGCTCTTTTATATTCTAGATTTGAAACGATTGAGACTAACCCTGATATTATTGAAGGTAACGACTTTGCTAGGGTTGGACTAATAAAAAATCCCACAGTATTCGGTAGTAGTACAGAATTACTAGACACTGCAATGGTGAGTGGATTGAAGGCAATTAAGATGGCTGGTGTAACAACAGGAACGACATATTCTGTTGACTCTGAGATTACACAGACAGTTGGTGTTGGATCGACTGCAATTGGATATGTCGCATCATGGGATAAAGTGACTGGTGTGTTGAAGTATTATCAACCAATGGGTCTTGCATCTAGTGAAACTGGATACAAGATAATACCATTTACTGCAGCACCTGATGCTGGATATGGACTGACTATTAATGGATCATCCGTAACAGGTTCTTTATTATCTGTTGATACTGCATATAACGGTGTCAGTACCTCAATAAATAATAAAGTCTATCAACTTGGTATGAGTTTTAGTGCTGGTATTTCATCAGCAGAATTCAATACTAAGTCTGGTGAAATAATCTATATTGATAATAGGACTGCGATCCCTAGATCTGCCAGTCAGAAGGAAGACATCAAAATAGTGCTGGAGTTTTAAAACCAAATGCCACAGAATACCAACTTAAATTCATCTCCATACTTTGATGATTTTGAAGAGTTAAAAAATTATCAAAGAGTACTATTCAAACCAGGCTTACCTGTACAGTCTAGAGAACTTACTACACTTCAATCTATTCTACAGAATCAGATTGAAAAGTTTGGTAAGCATTTCTTTAAAGAAGGTTCTGTTGTAATTCCTGGCCAAATTGCATATGACTCAGACTATACTTCTGTCCAGATTGATGATAGTCATTTAGGTATCCCCATATCTCTTTACTTGGATAGTTTAAAGGGCAAAAAAATTAGAGGTGAGACTAGTGGTGTTACTGCTAAAGTAGAAAGTTATATTACAAATAGAGAATCAACTAAAGGTGCATACACTCTATACATCAAGTATCAAAGTTCTAGTGATACTGATTTTTCTAGAGTAACTTTTGCTGATGGAGAAAATTTATTATTAGAAGAAGATCTTAACTACTCTCTTTCAAGCATTAGATCTGGCGGTAGTTTTGCAACAACAATTATATCAAATGCAACATCAACTGGTGCTGCGGCAAAGATTGCGACTGGTGTTTATTTCCTTAGAGGATTCTTCGTCACTGTTGCAGATTCAACTGTCATATTGGATCAATACACAAACTCACCATCATACAGAGTTGGTTTATTAGTTAAAGAAGAACTTGTCACTGCCTCTGCATCTGACAACGATCTATATGATAATGCAAGAGGTTTCTCCAACTTTGCAGCGCCTGGTGCAGACAGATTTAAACTCTCCACAACCTTAATCAAAAAGTCTCTTACTGACTTAAATGATGAGAACTTTGTAGAGTTGATGAGAATTGAAAATGGTGAATTGCAAAAATTTGTCAAAGAATCAAGCTATAATTTAATCCGTGATGAGTTAGCAAAAAGAACATTCGATGAATCAGGACATTATTATGTAAATCCATTTAGTGTTTCTACTAAAGAATGTTTAAACAACAGAGTTGGTAATGATGGTGCCTTCTACTCAAATCAACTAACTCGACAGGGAAATACCCCTACAGACGATTTGATGTGTTTGAACATAGGGCCAGGAAAAGCATATGTCAAAGGATATGAGGTAGAAACAATAAGCACTACATCTTTAGATGTAGAAAAACCAAGAACTACTCAAAGAGTGTCAAATGAATCTATACCATTTAGTCTTGGAAGACAAATAGAACTTAACCATGTTAGTGGTTCACCTATCATTGGAATAGGTACAGACTCTTATGTCAATCTTTTCAATAAAAGAACTGCAACTGTTGGTGAAGGCAATGGCGAACAGATTGGTGTTGCTAGATTATATGACATCAAAGTTAAGAATGTTGGATATGCAGATTCAGCTACAGTCTTTGAATCATCTCTCTATGACATTCAAACATTCACATACCTCCAAGTAAACACAGGAACCAGTATAAGTATTCCATCGTATATTGAAGGCAAGAACAGTGGTGCTGTTGGTTATGCATTTACATCTGCAACTAACTCCAATCAACTAGTATTATACCAAACAAATGGTCAATTCCAGAAAGGTGAACAATTAGAAATCAATGGTGTTGATGTTTCTAGAAGCATTACAGATGTTGAAGATTATGGTGTTGATGATGTAAAACAAATTGTAGGAAATGATACTACTAACTATAAGTTTAGTGCTGATCCAGTATTGAATTTAGGACATCTACTTGCTCCTGTTGCAACACAGTTTAGTGTAAGTGCAAAATCTGGTGCTGCATCTACAATCACTTCTCCTAGTGCGAACTTTGGTAGTGTTGGAATCAAAACTGGAGATATTATTCAGTACAGTATCTCTGGTAATAATGTTCCAACATTCAACCGTGTTACTGGAACAAATGCTACAAGCATCACCCTTGAGGCTGTTTCTGATGTTACTAACGTTAACTCAGGTGCATTACCATCTGCCGATGTCAATGTAAATGATTTATTCAAAGTTACTTTAGAAGTTAAGAATAATTCTAGTGCATTTTTATTCAGTCAATTAACTAAGAATAATATTGCAAGTGTAGATACAAATGGTGCAGATCTTATATTCAGAAAGTCATATTCAATCACTGTTGCCAATAACGCATTTAGTGGAACACTAGAAACTGATGCTGACTTAAATTTAGAACCATTTGATGAAGAAGATTACAACTTATCATTTAAAACAACTGGTGTTGTAGAAAATCTAACTGATCAGAAACTAACAGTCAGTGGAAGAACAGCAACCTTATCTGGATTATCTGTTGCATCTGGTGCTGCAGTATTAACAGTTACTTGGAAGAAAGTAAATGTAAAACCAAAATCAAAAGTATTAAAGAGAGCAACAACTTACACAATTAATAAGTCCGCAAAAACCCAGTCAGGCACTGGATTAATGAAGTTAAATGATGGACTAACTTATGATGGAGTCTATGGTAATAGAGTGCAAGACAAGAGAGTATCGTTAGGCGTTTGTGACGTTGCTTATGTTCTTGCGATCTTGGAATCTTCAACTACTGCTGATCCTCAGTTACCTATTCTTCAACTTACTGGTTTAAACACTAATATTCTTAATGCTCTACAGGGCGAGAATATAGTTGGTAAAAACTCTGGTGCATCTGCTGTATTCGTATCTACAAACGGATCTAATGAAGTTAATTTCGTTTATCAGAATGAAAATACATTTGAAGTTGGCGAAGAAGTTACTTTTGAAGAAACAAATGTACAGGGTGTAGTCCAAACATTTGTTCCTGGCGATAAAGACATCCAGAATGACTTTGAGTTTGATCCTGGCCAAGAATTAGATTATGTTGACTTCTCTGCTATTATTAGAAAACAGGGTACAGAAGCTCCTACAAGAAGAATTACCGTTATTTACAATAACTATGTAATTGATGCTGCAGACCCAGGCGACTTTGTAACTGTAAACTCATATGACTCCAAGTTATACAAGGATAGTTTACCCTCTGTTGCTGGAACTTATGCTTCTGACATCATTGATTTAAGACCAAGAGTAACTACTACTGTTGCAAGTAGATCTCCTGGCGAGTTCTTTGCAAGACAATTTGAATCTGGTACATCTTCTACATCACATATCATTGCAAAAGATAAGTCATTTAATATATCATATGATTACTACCAAGGTAGAATAGACAAACTCTTCTTAAGTAAAGAAGGTATTTTCTCTATGATACAGGGATCACCAGCAGATTATCCAAAACTACCAAACACCATAGACAATGCACTAGAAGTGGCAACCATTGAAATGCCACCTTATGTTTTTAATACAGATGATGTTAAGTTAACTCTTGCTAAACATAAACGATTCCGAATGAAGGATATCGCTACTATTGAGAATAGAGTTAAAAATATTGAATACTACACAGCGTTGTCTTTACTTGAAGTAGAAACAACTAATATGTCTCTTCGTGATCCACAGACCAACCTTGATAGATTTAAGTCTGGATTCTTTGTTGATAATTTCAAGTCAGTAACTTCTGGTGATGTCACAAACAAACAATTCAAGGCATCTATTGACTCAACTGAGGGAAGATTGAGACCACAACATTACACTACCTCTATCGATCTTTTACTTGGATCAGAGGCGATTGTTGGTGCTGCAACATCATCCAATCCATCAGCAGATTATAGATTTGCTAGTGATCTAGGAGATTCAAATGTAAGAAGAGTAGGTGACGTTGTATGTCTAAATTATGATGATTTTGTTTTTCTAGAAAACAAATTCGCTACTCGTATCGTAAACGTAAACCCATTTGCTGTTGTAAACTGGATTGGTCAAGTTGAATTAAATCCAGCAACTGACACATGGATAGAAACTAGAAGAACTACTGCAACATACGATATTGAAGGTAGTTTCAATTCAATGATGGGAATGACTGGTGCTGATAGTAATACTGGTCTTTCACCTATTGATTGGGGTGGTTGGGAAACTACATGGACAGGAAAAAGTTCTACTTTAGGCCCTGTTACTAAAAGAGAAACATCATCAAGAGTTCTTAGTAAAACAGTTCAGCATCATGGCGAATTTGTAGGCCCTCGTAGAGGCGGTATTCCGATTACTACAACTACAAATATATTACAAAGAAGAGCAGAATTCAGAACTGAGACTACAATTAATAAAAGTAATCAAAGTAGAGAAGGTATTCAGTTTAGAGTTGGTGAGAGATTTGATACTACAAGTCTTGGAGATAAAGTAGTCAACACAGAAGTTGTTGCTACAATGAGATCTAGAAACATTGAATTTGTTTGTAGAAGATTAAAACCAAATACAAGATTATATCCATTCTTTGACAATATTGACATGGCAAGATTTGTTGTGCCTAAACTTGTCGAAGTTACAATGGTATCTGGTACATTTGGTGCTGGTGAAATTGTTGAAGGAAGTCGTCCTAATTCAAATAATGATGCAATTAGATTCAGACTTGCAAATCAGGATCATAAGTATGGGCCATATAATGCACCAACACAAACATATAAACAGAATCCATACGAACCATCATCATCTATTGCACCAACATATTCTTCAACTACTACAATTTTAAACGTTGATACTGCTGCGTTAGAACTTCAAGCTGCATCTGGATTCTATGGATACATTACGACTGGAATGAAACTAGTTGGACAGTCTAGTGGTGCTATTGCAACCGTATCTAATATCAGACTTATTACTGATAAGGCGGGAGTTCTTCTTGGATCTCTATTCTTACCAGATCCTACTGTTCCTTCAGCTCCAACATTCAATACTGGAACTAAGACATTTACATTATCATCTAGTTCTACTAACCAAACTATTTCTGGATTTACAGATAGTGAGGGTTCAGCAAACTTTACTGCTGCTGGTACTTTACAGACAGTTGAGGCATCTACTCTTAGAACGAGAAATGCAGATGTTCAAAGAATACCACAGTCAGATTCTAGACAAATCTCAAGTACAGATACAAGAGAAGTTGTTGATGTTGCTTTCACTCAAAGATCTACTCGTCAAACAAGATGGGTTGACCCTCTTGCACAATCATTTGAAGTTCCTGATGTTAATGGTGTATATCTAACTAAATGTGATGTCTACTTCTCAGCGAAAGACACAAACCAATTACCTGTTACATTACAAGTAAGAACACTACAGACTGGTTTACCTACACAAGAAATCTTGCCATTCGGTGAGTGTATTCTTGATCCAGATGAAATCGTATTGTCAGATGATGGATCTAAGGCCACGACATTTACATTCCCATCACCTGTTTATTGTGAAGGTGGAGGAGAGTTTGCTCTTGTTCTACTTTCTGCATCTAATGAATACTTCGTTTATATCTCTAGGATGGGTGAAGAAGATATAACGACTGTAAACTCGGCAGACTCTGAGAAGGTCATTGTATCTCAACAGCCTTTACTTGGTTCATTATTTAAATCACAGAACGGTGCTACATGGGATCCAAGTCAATTAGAAGATCTTAAGTTTAATTTATACAGAGCAAACTTCTCAGCTACAAGTGGTAGTGTCAATTTCTATAATCCAGATTTAGATATTGGAAACAGACAGATTGTTTCTCTTGTACCTAATCCAGTTGATATGCTTTCTTACAATGCTGTCGTTGGATTGGCAAAGAGTTTATCAACTGCCGAACAAACTGGATTAGCTCAAGGTGTAACAATATACCAACAAAATAATCCTAACTTTAAGGCAAACTTAAATTCTGTTCTTGGTGCGATTGGTATTGGAAGTGATTTAATACTTACAGATACTGGTAGTGGATTTGCTTCTACATCTGTTGTATACTCAGGAATACCTTTGGTTTCTGAATTTGGTAGAGGAACTGGTGCAACAGTTAACTTACATGTTAATGGTGGAGTTGGAGTTGCGGCAACAGTCGCAATCGGTGGAACGGGTTATGCAGCTGGTGATGTGTTAACAGTATCTCCAACTAACACAGGCGGATTTGGAAAGAATTTAAGACTAACAATTCCAAACAATATTGGTATTATAACTGCCTTTAATACCTTAGTCCTGAACAATATTCAGGGTATACCTAAAGTAGATACTTCATCTTCAGTTGTTTATGTTGGTGCTGGTGGAACTAATACTGTTACTGGTGGTTCTATCAAGTATGTCAATAATGTTTCTGATGGACTACATTTCCGTGTAAGACATTCAAATCATGGTATGTACTCTAACTTAGATCATGTTGTTCTATCTGGAGTAGAAGCTGATGTCAAACCTGAGAAAATAACAGCAACTATTGATTCCTCAAGTACAGATAACATAACTGTTACTAATGTCGGTATATTTACATCATTTGAAGATGTAGAAGTAAATACTTCCAACCCAGGCTATGCTAAGATTGGAAACGAGATTATTAGATATACTGGTGTAACTACTGCATCATCTTCTTTGAATAACATCACAAGATCTCTTGATGAAACTAAGGCTGGTGATTATTCTATCAATGATAAGATCTTCAAGTATGAAATGAACGGAGTGTCATTGAGAAGAATTAATACATCTCATAAGTTTAGTGATACAGATTCTGCTACATATCCAATTGATGTAGACCACTACTGGTTGAAGGTCGGTATTTCTAGTCGTGGACTTGATAGAGCAACTGGAAATGCTAGTGGATTACCAGAATTATTCTTTAAAGAAACTAAGTCTGGTGGTAGTTATGACCAACAGTATGTACAAGTTGGAACACCATATGGGCCAATGGCAACACAGAACATTGCGTTCAACATTGTTAGACCTAACATTTCTACAATTCTCCCCGATGGAACCGATATTTCTGGAAGAATAAGAACATTCTCTAGTAACAGTCCTGACGGAACCTTAAGTGCATTTGTTGATCAAGGATTTGAAGCAATTTCACTTAACAGTAATAACGTTCTACCTACTCCTAGGCTGGTTGCATCTAAACAGAATGAATTGGATAAGTTAGTTGATTTCCCTGGCAGAAAGTCATTTACATTACAAACTTTCTTAACTACACAAGATTCAAAAGTCAGTCCTATGATTGACTTAGATAGAGTCAACATGGTTACTGTTATGGACAGACTTAACTCTAAAGTTACAAACTATGCTACAGATAGTAGAGTCAACTCTCTTGAAAGTGATCCTAGTGCAGCGATCTATCTTTCTAAGGTAGTGTCTCTTGAGAAGGCTGCAGATGGTTTGAAAGTTATGTTCGATGCCTACAGACACTCAACAAATGATATTAGAGTATTGTATAGAGTATTCAGAATTGATGCTCCACCACAATATCAATTATTTGAATTATTCCCTGGCTTCGATAACTTAGATTCTAATGGAGTAATAATTGATCCAGCAAAGAACAATGGTAAACCAGACAGAAGAATATTATCTTCTGCAACTGAACAAGATTATAAAGAATATGAGTTTAATATAAAGGATCTACCACAGTTCAATGGATTCCAAATTAAAATTATCATGACAGGAACTAACTTTGCTTATGTTCCTAAGATTCGTGACCTAAGAGCGATAGCATCTATTTAATGAAAAAAATTAAAGTCAAAGATAGTAACTCTCTTTATAGAGATGAGGACAGTGGTGCAATATTAAATTGCAATGATACTGCATATGATAACTACCTCAAAATGAAACAAAACAAGTTGAATGAGGTAAATGAAATGGATAAACTAAAGGATGATGTTGATGAACTAAAAGACATGATGAAACTCATTTTGAGTAAATTAGATAAATAACTAAAATCCCTCCTTTGACAGATGACAGCAAGAAGTATTAATCTAGTTTTAGATCAAGGTGTAGATTTTGAAGCAACTTTTACCGTCAGGAATGAGGATTCTAGTGCTTTAAATTTAACTGGTTACACTGGAGAAGCTAAAATAAAGAAACACCCTGCTGCAACAAAGTCAAATGATTTTGTTGTTTCTTTCCCTAATAGGGTAAATGGACAGATAAAAGTTGCAATGGCATCTACAATCACTACTGTTATAGAAGGTGGAAGATATGTATATGATTTGGTTTTAACTTCGCCTAATGCGTATAAGACTAGACCAATACAAGGAAATGTTCTCGTAATCCCAGGCGTAACCTAATGGCAAATTACCTAGTAACGCTAAACGAACCTGGCAAGTATAATGTCGGTGTAGACTATGAGATTCCCTCAAAGTCGATCCAATATGGTAATATCATTCTTGGTAAGACACCTGTACAAGATGGTTCTGAGGTAACATTCTCCTTGACTGATCAGGGAGCTCCTTATAGTCCTAACAATGGGCAACAACTCATTGTTACTAAAAACGGTCTTTTCTTAGACCCAGCAAACGACTACACTATTTCTGGAGATAAAGTTGTATTTACAACTGCTCCAGCAACAAATGATGACGTAGTAATAATTGCTCTTGCTGCAGCTGCAGACTTAACAAGAACAGTTAATTATGTTATAGATAGTGGCAGTCTCCCCATGCAAACTGGGGACAAAGGAAAATTGACAATAGATGTCACTGGTGTCATAGAAAACATCAGAGTCTTATCCGATCAGACTGGTGACATCGTATTTGAAATAGAAAAATGCACCTTTGCCGATTATCCTAATTTTACTAGTATAACCAATGGTGCAAGAGTTCAACTAACGAATTCTGATAAATACTTTGATGATGTCCTAAATAATTGGACAAGCACGATCACAGCGGGAGAAATTCTTCGTTTTAACGTGATCAGCGTGAATAATATTAGAAGGTTACTAATCTCTCTAAAATTAAAATTATAAATAACAATAGTTCTTAAACAACTAGACCCCTAGAGGTAGTTTTTCAATGGCATTACTCGTTCCTAATATTGGTGAAATTGAGTCGCTACGTTATCTGATTGCTCAGAATAACTTTGTCGCAGATTTAGAAGATACATCACCGCGAAATCTTGTATTAAAACTTTTTACAAGTAACACAACTCCTGCCGAGGGGGATGTTCCGACTGCAACAGCATACTTTGAACCATATATTGACGGAAACGTTAATGGTTACGGTACAACTGCGAACACAGGATATCCTGTTTGTGTAAACAATAGATCAGATCAAGACTATAACCAACAGTACGGTATTCTGTTGAATGGTGCTAGATGGGTAATTAAGAACGTTGGATCTGGAACAACTGCTACATACCCAGAACAGACTTTTACTTTCACTGGCCCTGCTGGTAACATCTACGGTTACTATGTAACTAGAGCAAATAACATGCCTGTCGCAGTACAGGGTGTTGTTCACGGTGCAAGTGTTGGTATTGGAACCACAGTTACTAAAGGTAATAACACTGATCCTTGTATCGGTATTGTTGGTAACTCTTATATCACTATTGACCCACAAGTTAGTATCGATGATCTAACTCTTGGACAATTCGTTGCTGGTAACGCTGGTGTTGCAACAGGAACGAAGATTATCGGTATTGACCGAAGTTATCGAACGATTTATCTCGATAAGGCACTAGTAGACAACATACAGGTTGCTACTGACCCATCAGTTACATTCAGTTTCGGTAAGATTTCGTTTACTAACCACGGACTTAAGGCTGGAGACATCCTTTATGTTAACTCTGGTGCTGGTAACACAACTCTCGAATCTAATGTTTACACTGTATTCAATGTACCAAACGCAGATGAGTTCGTAACAACTCCATCTATGACTGCTACATCAAACGGTGTGTTAGGACTTAACACTGCAACTCTTTACAGTTCAATAATGTACGCTGAAAGATTTACAAACGGCCCTTACAACATTCAGAACAACGGAGACCAAATCAAGATTACTCTAAACGTCGCACTCGACTAATAGAAACACTAAATATC